TCACCTGCACGCAAGCGTCTGGTCGCGCAGCACGGCATAGTCGCCAAGCATGCGGACGATGATGGCCCCTTCGCGCAGCGCCTCGACCTCGTCGGCGGCTTGCGCCTGATCGGCGACGGTGTACTCGACCACGGGCGGGCAGGGCGCCCGGGTCTCAGAACCGCCCATTGCGCAGCCGGTCAGCCAGAGCGCCACGATCAGGAGGGCGGCGGGCGGCGGCGTCGAGCATCTGGCGGTAAATGGCATCGTTTCTCTCTCGGGCATCAAGCCGTTCGGCGGCGCGCCCGGCGCGTTCCCCGGCGCGGCGCAGGTTCAGAAGGAACAGCAGGATCGCTGCGGCGGTGAGAATCAGGCCCAGCGCCTTTCGCGCCGGGCCATGGGTCAGGAGCCAACCGATCACCGCTGGCCCCGCTTCCAGTCGTCGAGCCGCGCGTGAATGGTGACGGCAATGCCGATCAGCGCGATGGCGATCAGCACCCAGCGCAGGGTGTCGAGATAGGGCACGAGCGGCTGGATGGTGGACTGGGTCTCGGCAAGAACGTCCTGCAGCACCTCCACACCGGCCGCACCGACGGTGGCGGCACCCGCCGCACCGCCACCGCGGAGGGTGCGGCTTTCCGACAGGACCTCGCGCGCGGGCGGCAGTTCCGGGGCGAAGGGCACGGGCCGCGCCAGGAAGGGATCGCCCCAGGACCGCGCCGGGCCGAGATCGATGTGCATGAATCCCGACCGCGGGTAGTATCCGAAGCCGAGGAACCCGACCGCCCGCGCCGCCGCCTCGAAGGCCACCGGATCATGGTTCGACATGGCGATGTCGAAGGCGGTGGCCTGCATGTGCTTCGAAGCAAGTGCGCCACCGACGGCTCGGTTGTGCTCGGGGCTCCGATAGGCCGAGCGGACAATGAGCGGTTTGCCGAGCCGGTCCCGGAGGTCCTGCAGCCGGTCGAGCGCGGCTTCATTGATCAGCAGCTTCCCGGTGCCGCGGCAGGCGATCTCGGCCGGCGAGAAGTCCGGCCAGCGCCAGGCTGATTTCGGCACGTCACGGAAGTGGCTGTAGGTGGTGGTCGTCATGAGGATCTCCTCGCATGCAAAAAAGCCCGCCGGACCGGCGGGCAGGGAGGTTGGGTTCGGGTCAGGGCGGGTCAGTCTGCGCGTCCGCGCTGGAACGCCTCGAAGAGGAGATCGCGGACGGCACGGAGATCGATCTCGATGCGCTCGAGCCGCGCGGCATCGGCCTCGCGGTCCTCGGCACGCTGGCGATCGGCCCGGGCGCGCTCAGCGGCGAGCTCGCGATCGAGCCGAAGGAGCAGCGCCTCGTTGGTGAAGGCCTTGCGGGTGACGCTGGCTGCGAGCGCCAGCGCGCCGCCAATGAGCGCGGTGATCGCCGCGGTCGGGCCATGGTCGCGGACGACCTGGACAAATGCCTGGAAGGAGGAAGGCGGTTCGGACATGGAGAGGATCCCGGGGCTGATCAGGGGGATGTCAGGTCAGACGGCGGCGAAGCCGATCCAGATCGCATCGATGGCGTCGTCATCGAGCCCGCCGGCGGTGGCGATCATCGTGGTGAGCGGATCGAGCCGGTAGGCGACCTGGAAGGCGGCGAAGGTCACGCGGGCATCGGTGGCCTCGGGCTCCGGCAGACTCGCGAAGACCGGCTCGAGGGCCACTGGCACCGCCCCGATCGCGGCGGCGGCCACCGCCTCCTCCGCCGAGATCAGCCCGAGCCGATGCAGCGCGATGAAGACCTGGCGACGGCTGAGCGGTGGAAGCGCCGCGCGGATCTCCTCGGGCGTGGGGTCCGGGACAACAGGCGGTACCCAGGGGGCAATGTCGCCGCGTCCCGCATGTGCTTCCCAGAGCGGATGGCCGGGCTCGGCGATCACGATATGGCCTGAGCCTTCGTCGATGAGGGCAAGGATGGTTTGTTGGGCATTGCGCCATTCGGCCAGCATGGGTCAGATCCCGATGAGTGAGCGTTGATCGGCGAGGTAACGGACATTGCGGATGAGCGAGATGCCGGTATAGGGCGTCGCCTCCTGGCCGGCAGAAGCGCCGGTTGCGCCGAGGCGGATCGAGAGCGTCTGTCCGGGCCCAAGCGTCACGTCGAGGCTGCGGGCGACAAAACCCGTGCTCGTCGTGCTCCATTCCTGCAGCACCGTGCCGTCACGCATCACCGCGGCATATTGCGTGCCGTAGCCGTTCCCCCGCGCCTGCTCGAAGGCGACGCGGAGCCCGCAGGACCGGGTGGCGGTGAGCCCGGTCTCGCCGAGCATGAGCTGGTAGAGCGTGCCGGGGCCGGCCTTCGAAAGCGAGATCGTCGAAGTGCCGTCCCCGCCCGAACAGTGTTTCAGCACCAGCGTACCGGCTGCCGCCGTCGTCGCCATGGCACTGGCGAGCAGATCCGACGCACCGTCCGCCAGGGCCGCGATCGCCTCGGCCACGCGCAGGGGCGTCATGAGGGTCGCGTTGTTCGTGCCGGCCTGCGCCTCGGCCGGGCTCGCGAGCGCCAGCGTCGCCCCGGCGCCGAGCCCGAGCGCGGTCCGCTGCGCCGCCGCGGTCGCCGCCGCGAGGAACGCCCGGCCCGCGACGGAGGAGCCGGCGAGTTCGAAGCCCGCGGGCCCAAGCGTGCCGATCGCGATCCAGTCGGCGTTCAGCGCATCACGGATGCGCAACACCGGATCGGTACCGGCGGCATCGACCCAGAGCTGGCCCGCGGTGGTGGTGGTCGGCGCCGTGACCCCCCAGGCGCAGGACTGGAGGGCGGCAAGGATCAGGTTCAGCTCGGCGCGGAACTGCGCGCCGGACTGGTTGGCGAGATTGTAGTCGACCATCAGGGGACCTCTTCGGCGTGAATGCGGAGCCTCAAAGCCAGGACGTTGTAGTCGGGGCTGGCAGAGGTGAGCCGGGCACGCAGCTCCACCGCGCGGAGCTCGTCTTCGGTGGCATCGAGCCGCGACCAGGCGCTCCAGGCCGGCGTGCCGGCGGGATCATCATCGGTGACGCGGGCCTCGACGATGACGTCGATCTCGGCCCCGTCGGTGTCATCGACATCGAGCCAGTTGTCGATCAACGCCAGCCGGTCGTCGATCAGCGCGCCGAGATTGAGCGCGGCGACGTCGATCTCCGAGCGCAGGCGCACGCGGCGCAGGCTCCCGAAGTCCATGCCCACCGGGAAGGTGAAGCTGCCCTCGAGGCCGATGTCCAAGAGCTTCAAGGCCGCGCCATCGACCGCGACATTGACCTTGTCACCGATCCAGTCCGGATCGGCCGCAAGACTCATCACCGGCGCGAAAGGCAGCACCTGCGCCCCCTTGGTCATCACACTCGCCACCGGGCCGAGATTGCCGGAATTGTCGCGGGCGCGAAGCAGGTAGGTGCCGGGCTTCAGCGGCACGAGGGCGACGGCATCGGAGCCGGCCACCTCGTCCATGCTCACCGAAGTGGCCCATGTCGCGGTCAGCGCGGCGGAATGGCGGATCACGATGCGGCCCCCGATCCGCACATCGAGATCGGCGGAGGGCAGCCATTTCAGGATCGCAAGCCCGCCCGCGGTCTGGATCGTCAGGCTCTGGAGCGCGGCCGGCGGGGCGGTCAGCCCGAGGATCTCGATCTCGGCGCCGACGTAAGGCGAAGAGACCCCGATCACCGAGAGCGACTTCACCGCCACCTCCCAGCGGCCGGGCTTCACATCGCGGATTTCCCAGAACCGCTGGTCGGTGCGGCCAAGGGTGATCCAGTCCTCGCCGGTGGAATTGCCGTTCGGGTCCAGCACCCGGCGCGCCCGGATCTGGTACTCGCGCACGAAGTCGGAAGGCGCCGCGGTCCAGGTCGCGCGGATCAGGGTCCGGACGCCGGTGCCGCTCCGCGTCTCGTACATCTCCTCGGCCAGCGCCGGCGTGCCGGGGGCCGGCACATCGGCCGGCCCCGGCAAGGTCGTGCGCGGGGCGGCGGCATAGATCGTTTCCTCCGAGGCCTGCCAGTCATAGACCAGCGGCGAGGTCTCGCGGAGGACGAGCTCGGGCAGGAGCAGCGCGCCATCGCCGGAGGCGGCGAGATCGAGGCTCACGCCCTGCACCTCGAAGGGCTTGGCGGCAAAGCCCCAGCGGTCATAGGAGAGCATCACCGTATCGCCCACGCCGGCGCGCCAGGCGGCAAGCTTGCCCGCGAGCTTCACCGTCATCTGGCGCCGGGCGCGCTCGAGCTCGATCTTGGCGAGGCGCTGCGCCATGGCCGCCGAGATGGTGAAGGGCAGCGACAGATCGCGCCATTTTCGCTCGCCGCCATCCTCGGCGAGATAGGCGTCGCTGGCATAGGCCGGGAAGTCGTCGGGCTGCCAGTCGTTCTCGGGGCTCACGAACTGGCCGCGCACCGCGTTGAAGTTCGCCGCCTGGCTGACCCGGGTTGCGAGCACCAGACCTCCCGCGCGCACATCATCGGCAGTCAGCGTGACCTCAGGCAGCCGGTACGCGCCGGCATGGATCCGCCAGCTGCCGCCCTGGACGGCCACCCGCCCCGCCATGGCCGACAGGAGCCCCTCGATGATGGTCTTGGGACTTTCGGCGAGCGAGACCACCCCGTTGCAGCCGTAGCGCCGTTCCGATCCTCCGGATGCCAGGGCGACCGGCTCGTCGCAGATATTCGCGGCCTCGATCAGGCTTTCCGCATCGACGCCATCCGCGGCCCCGATCCCGGCGCCGATGCCATGGGCGGGATGGGCGAGATAATCGGCAAGACAGAGTGCGGGGTTCTCGGAATAACCGCGCTGCCCGGTCCTTGGATCGAGGATGTCGTCCTTGCCCTCGAGATCCACGGTGATGTTCGGGATCCCGCCTGGGAAGGCATCCGGGTCATAGGTGAGCCGCAGATAGAGCGCCGCGCAGCCGGCGAGCCGATGCGCGGCGGTCCATTTGCCCGGCGCATTGGCCATGAGGCTCGCGAAGGCGGTCTGGTCCTCGGCGCCGAGGCGTTTCTCGAGGGTGACCTTTCCCGCCCAGCGACCCTGCACGGCCCCGCCCGCGCTGACGGCCATCTCGCCGTCGAACCAGATCGCCCCGATCGACTTCACCCGATGCGCGGCCAGCACGATCACCAGGTGCAGATACTGGTCCTTCGCTCCCGAGGCATGCAGGAAGGTGATGACGCCGCCCTTGCGCGCCCGGCCATAGACGAGGTCGCGCGGCATGACCGGCTCGCGCACCGTCACGCTACGGGCCTGCAGCGCGACCTTCGGCTTCGGCATCAGCGCCTGGGAGGCATAGGAGAGAAGCAGTGTTCCCCCGAGCCGCACCAGCGCCGCACCGATCCCGCCTGCGGCCAGAACGCCGGAGATCGCCCCGGCAACAGCCGTGACAGCAGAAACGATGAAGGGCATGAGGGTCGGGCTTTCTGTCGGCAGGGATCGGTCTGGTCAGATGCGCCAGGCCAGCTTGCAGGCCGCCATCGGGACGAGGACCAGTCCCTCGGGCGCGATCCCCGCGGCCCTTGCGCCAAGGCAGACACCGAAGCCGAGCCCGCTACCTGCCAGCACCAGATCGCCCCGCTGGGCAAGGTGAAGAGAGGGCAAGGGGTCGCCCAGAAGGTCGCGTCCGGCCAGCTCGAGAGAGGACCAGCCCAGCCGCCGCATCACGAGAGCCGCCCCGCGCGCGGAGCGGTAGCGGCCGCGCCAGAGGGCCGCGACGTCATACCCGCCCGCGAGCTCCCGGCGCAGATCGAAGGCGAAGGTCGCGCAGTCATGGTGCCCCCAGCGGAAGGGCCGGTCGCGCGCGGCCGCGATGGCCTCGGCAAGGCGACGCTCCCAGCCCGGACGGCGCGCGGGTCGGGCCAGGGCGTCATCCGCCAGGCTCACCCTCGCCCCCAGGTGATTTCCCGATCCTGGATTGCCGAGACATATTCGAAACCGAGATCGCCCGGGTGAAGCGCCTGCTGGCTTTCATGGGTGTAACGCCAATTGCGCGGGGTATTGAGATCGATCAGGCGGCTCTCGTAGCTGATGGTGATCCGGCAGCTCTCCGCATCATCGGTGATCTCGGGCACATCGAGCCGCCCGGCGAAGGCGAGGACCGGATCGGCAATGATCTGACCCTCCGGCGTCAGAAGCCCGAGCCAGATGCGCCCCGGCAGGCCCTGGCGCGCCTCGGCGATGGCCATCTGCACGAGATTGAGCGGAATGCCGGAGAGCGAGACCGAGGTGCCGCCCGCCACCACTTCGGAGGTTTCCTCGATGGCGCCAAGGCCGAGCAGCGCGCCTGCGCCCGACCAGCTTTCGCCGGCCCAGCCGATCTCGCCGAGGCCCGACCAGAGCCGCACCGGTCCCGAGGCGAACTGCCCTTCGAAGAAGATCACCGGACGCAGATCGCGCTCCGCGAGGGCGGCGGCAAGCTCAGGGGTCAGATCGCGGCTCATAGCGCCTCCCGGGCGGCAAGCGTGAAGAGGAACGTCTCCGCCCGGCCGATCCGGGTCGGGGCCGGCGCGCTCAGCCGCAGGACGACTGCCGGCGCCGCGACCTCCAGCGGGTTGCCATCGACGGGCGCGCTTCTGAGGCGCGGCACGACACTGAGCGTGGCAAAGCCTGCCTCGTCGCTTGCCACATCCTCCGTCAGCTGATGCAGCCGGGTCTGGGCGCCGGTTCCGAGCGAGAAGAAGTCGCCGGCCAGAAGCGGGGTCGAAAGGGGCGGCCATCCCGCGGTCACCAGCATCCCTCCGGTCTGGAAGCCGCCTGCGACATGGGGGGTGAGCGTGCTTCCCGGTTGCCGGATCGTCGGGTCGCGGAACAGGAAGCGGCCACGCGGGCCGCCGAGACCCGCAAGGAAGGCCGAGAGGCGGCGGCCGTCCCGGCCCGTGCTCCGCGCCATCTCGATCGCGTAATCCCACCATTCCCCACCCCAATCCTGCACCTCCTCGCTTCCCGTGAAGGGTGAGGCCACGACGGCAGTGGCGGTGACCAGGCGGCGCTCCAGCGCCTGTACCAGCGTCAGCGGCAGTTCTGGGATCGCGACAATCATGAGGATCGGCTTTCGTCAGAGGGCATGACCGCGCCGACGCCCGTCAGCAACACTGGCCTTCGCAAGGCGCGCAATCTCCGGGATCGCCGCGCGCAGCTTCGCGTCGATCTCGGCCGCGACGCCCGCCTGCGCGCCGCGCGCATCGATGCTGATCGTGACGCCACCCGCACCGGCGAGACCACCAGCCCGGCCCATCCCAGCCGCGACCTCGGCGCGCGACAGCACCCGCTCGCCGCGCTGCAGGATGGTAGGGACCTCGTCGGGCCTGAGCCCGGCCCAGCCGCCATCGTGCATCCGGGGCGCGCCCGCAAAGGCCAGTGCCGGAACCATCCGGTCGGGACCGGGGGCCCCGACCATCCCGCCTGCATGCTTGACCGGGGCGAAGATCCCGCCAAGGCCCTTCGAGAGCCAGTCCGCCAGGGGGCCGAGCACCGAGGTCCGGAAGGTGAGAGTCGCGAGATCCGCAAGGACCGAGGAGATCAGCCCCTTGAAGTCGAACTTGCCGGTGGTGACGAAGGTACGGAAGGCATTCTCGGCCGAGGTGAAGGCCGAGACGAGGGTCTCCCCCAGACCCTTGCCCCAGTCCATGGCGCCCTTTGCATGATCAGCGAGAGATTGGCTCACGGCCTGCCAGCCGCTCGCCGCCACTTCGGCCGCCTTCTTCGCTGCCGCACCCGCGCCCCCTGCCGCGCGGCCTGCCTCGTCAAAGCCATCCGCGAGCGCGCCGGCCGCTTCCGCCGCACCGTCCAGCGCCGCTTCTCCATCGGTGCCAGTGTCGGTCACAGCATCCTTCAACGCCTGCCAGCTGGCGAGCGGCCGACCGACCGCATCGGCGAGCATGGCCGCCGCCTCGCGGTAGCCCGCCGCCGTGGCGCGAGCTTCGTCGGCCATCGCTCCCAGGCCAAGGTCGGGCGCTTCCAGGTAAGTCCGTGCCAGCGCGGCCGAGAAGGCATCCGCGGCGGCTGTGCCAGCAGCGGTCGCCGCACCTTCAAAGGGGTTGCCGATGCGGCCAAGTTCCACCGGATCAAGGATGCCGATCCGGACACCACCCTCGCCGGTCGCCCAGTCCGGCAGCAGGGCGAGCGCGGCATTCAGGGTCTCGATGAAGCCGTTGATGCGGGAGACGACGCCGTTCAGCATCGCCTCGACGCCCGAGATCAGCCCGTTTGCGGCCTGGAAGGCGAAGTCGCCGATCGCGCCGGGCAGGCTGCCCCAGATGGCCACGGCCGCATCATAGGCCCCCTGGAAGATTGCCGCCGTCCGGTCGCCGAAACTGACGACGCCCGCGATGGTGCCTTCGAGCGCCGAGAGACCGGCCGCCTTCAGCCCCTCCCACCCGGCCGCCATGCGCGCCAGCACCGCGTCCAGCGACAGGCCAATGCGGGACCAGACTTCCTTCGCCAGATCGCCGAGCAGGCGGAATGCCTCGCCCACGCCGCCAACCCGGGCCACCAACTGCGAGAACTGATAGACCAGCTCGCCTGCGCCGACGATCAACGCCCCGATGCCGGTGCGGATCAGGGCACCGCGCAGGAAGACCAGTGCGGTGGCGAGGCCGCGCACGGACAACGCAGCGGCGGCCAATCCCGCGACCCAGCGCCCGGCCATGACGGTGGCGAAGGCCGCGGCATAGGAAGCGAGGCGCCCGAGGTTGCCGATCAGCATGTCGATGGCCGACCGCAGGATGCCGCCATCCGAGGCCAGCGCCACGAAGGCATTGGCCAGCGCCTCGATGGTCGGGGCCACGGCGATCGCGATCCGGTTTCGCAGACCGTCGAACACCAGCGAGACCGTGCCCAGCGCCAGCTGCGTACGGCGCAGCGCTTCGAGGGCGTCATCATCGAGAATCGCCGCGAGGTCGGAGGCCTGCCCGCCGAGCCGCGCCATCTCTGCTCCGCCGTTCCGCAGCAGCGGCAGCAGGCGGGTGGCATCCGAGGCCATGGCCTCGAGATAAAAGGTCATCTCCTGTTGGCTGAGACCGGCACGTTCGAGGGTGTCGACGTAGAGTTGCAGGGCCTCGGGGCCGGAAAGGCGGGCGAACTGGTCGGCGGTGACGCCCACGCGCGGCGCGACGTTCTCGAAGAATTCCGCCATCGGCCCGCCGCCGGTCTGCAGGAAATCCCCGACCCGGTCGTTCACGTCCTTCAGGATATCGGCAAGCTTCTCCTGTTCGATGCCAACGGTGCGCGCCCCGGCCGACCAGCGCTGCAGCGCCTCGGGCGTGGCGTTGGCGACCTGCGCAAACTGCCGGATCTGGGCAGCGCTTTCCGCGGTGGACCGGACGATCAGCCCGAGCGATGCCGTGGCGGCGGCGGCAGCTGCACCGAGGGCAAGCCCTGCGCGACGCGCGAAGGCCGCAAGCCGGGTGTTGGCCTGGTCCATCTCGCGCGACAGGCGGCCGAAGCCGCGGGCACCGGCATCGCCGACACCTTCCAGTTCCGCGCGCACGCGGCGTCCGCCCTCCGCCACAAGGCGGACGGAGACCTTCTTCTCAGCCATTCCGGCGTCCTTCCATCTGCTCGTTGAGCTTGCGCACCATCACCGCCTCGATCTCGGGCAGCAGTTCGGCGGCGATCAGGGGCGCGATGCCCAGAGCCTGCGCCAGTGAAAGCGCCGCGCCCATGTCCCATCCGATGACGGCGCCCGGTGCGAGGCGCAGCTGGCCGCCGAGGCGCTGGGTCAGGTCCCAGACTTGCCAGCCCTCGACCGTCAGCGGCCGGTTCAGTCTTGCGGGGCAGTCCGGGCAGGGGCCCGCGCAGGCCGCGCAATAGCCGTCGCCCCCGCCGAAGGACCAGTCGGCGAGGGCGCGGAGGCGTTTTTTTCCTGATCCAGCATCAGGCCGCGGGCGACGTATTGCGCCTGGAAGGCCTCGAAGACTGGCCAGATGTCGAGAAGGGCGTCGATCCCGGCAGAGCTGATGGGGACGAGGTTGCCCGCCTCGTCACCGACCCCTTCCCAGTCCAGCACGGCGCGGCGGGCAACAGCCTTGGCCATGGCCAGCGCCATGTCTTCCTGGCTGGAGGTTTCCGTCAGGCCATCGATGGCCGGATCGGCGCGGGCCGAGACCATCAGCGCGGTCGTGAGAGGAGCCACCAGCACGCGCAGGCCGGGCAGCAGGTTCAGCCATTCGGGCCGGTTCGACAGGTTCAGGCGGATCATGATCAGTATCCCGTGACGGTGTTGACGAGGACGGCGGTGCACATGCGGGCGGGGCTGGTGGCTTTCGCGGCCTGCCAGTCAAAGGTGGCCTGGATGCCCTCCGGGCCCGGGATCTCGATCCGCGGGACGGGCAGGTAGACGGCGTGGGCGGTGAAGGTGAAGCTGGCGTTCGCCCCGAGGCTGTAGGCGAACTCGAGCTCGCAAGGCGTGCCGTCGATGGCTTGGGTCACGAGGGCGCTGTCGGCGAAGCGCACTTCGATCCGACCGGTCAGCGCGGCCATGCCGGGATCGGCGCCCTCGATCTTTCCGTCGTTGCGGATGGTCTCGATCCGGTCGAGGCCGTTGGCATAGGTGATCTCGGCCGAGACGACATTGCCCAGCGCCGTGCCGTTGCGCTTCACCACCCCGTTGAAGTGGCCGAAGCGCTGCAGGCTCAGCGCGGTGGGGGTTCCTGCAGCCGTCGTCGTGGTGATGGCCTCGCCCTGTGCGATCAGTCGGGCAGTCGCCGTCAGCAGACCCGACCGGCTCATTTGCCAGCTGAGCTGGTCCATGACGCAGCCCGCATACATCGCGAACCGCGGCACCTCGGGCATGGCGACTTCGATGGCCATCGAAGGCAGCGTCCAGTTCCCCGACTGGAACGTGTGGGTCTTCGGCGTGGTCCCCGTCGTGGTCGGGGCGCCGAAGGCCGCCTTCAGCCAGAAGCCAAACGCCTCCACATCGATCGGCACCACCACCTCGCCGTCGGCGGTGACGGCGTCCTTGATCGGGGCCAGCGGATCGCGGCCATAGCCGAGAAGCTCCGAATTCAGCAGGGGCTGCTCCGCGCCCAGTGTGGTCCGGGCGAAGGGCATCAGCCGATAGCCGCTGGCGGGCGGGGTGCCGTAAACTGTCTCGAACGCAAGCGCCAT